GCTCAAGTTCTAGGGAGTCCCATTCTTAGACTGAGAACAAATTTGCGGCGCGTGGCTGACGCCGGTTCCGTGAGGAACGCTACTATAAGCCCCGGATGGAATATACGAGGTTCCGTTCGGTCATTCCCAAGCCCTGTGCTTGCTGTTACGCTGAGGAGTTGGAGTACCTGCAGCGTACGCAAGTGGATTCGGAGGAAGAGCATCTGATCTATGAGTTGCCTGTGCCAGGTTATTGTAACAGGTGCAAGCACAATTATGTGAAGAGGAACTATTACGATATCGCGTTTCTGCTGGTTGGGTTCACTATTGTTGCTTCCCACTTTTACTGTTACCGCTCTATTTTGTTTGGTTGGGTTGCTTTCCTGTATCAGTATTACAGGCCCAACCCCGATGAGCGAGTTGTGAAGATACCCATTCCAGCTAAGACCGTTGGTACCGTAGAGCGATCAGTACATGCTGCTTCCGTCGCTGCGAAGGGATCAGAGTTTCGGGCACATGGAACCTTCATACACCATCTCTCACTCATTGATTGTAGTGAGAAGCTGAAGCAGTCTCTTTGTATTTGGGCTCCTTCAGCGATGATGGCGTTTATGGATAGTAAGGAAGGAGTTTCCCGCTCGTGGTCTGATGGCCGACCCGTCGTATGCGCCGAACCACCAGAGACGACAGACACTCACCTAGGCAACCCGGATGTTGTTGATGGTGAGATGAAGGGTACCAGACTCAAGGGTGATGAGTATGGTAAGGAGACGCGTGTGAAGACAAGAGATGCCGAGGAAGGTGATGGCACTCTGGCTTATCAGATTGGTCCAGATTTAATTCCCACTGAGGTAATGGCTTCGACGGAGGGTAACTTGCAGTGTGGATTAGCTAAAAGAGTGGATCCCCTGCCGTTCAAAGCCAGTAAGAAGCTCATCAGGCGCATTGATGCTACTGTTACTAGTATGTTGAAGAATGTGTTCACCCCTGAACGTATCAGGAAGTGGAGAGAGGAGCATCCTGAGTTTGATGAGTTTAAATCCAAGAAGTGGGATTCCAGACGTTGGAGACATGGTGTGGAGGAGTGTTTGTCCGATACTCATGCTAAGATAGAGCAGGAGTTTCAGATTAAGCTGAACGAGGCTCTTCCAGCTAAGGACAAAGCCCCTCGACCTATTATCCAGTGTGGTGATAAGGCCCAAGTGATGATGCAGTTACCAGTCAAGTGTTTCGAGGAGCTGCTTTTCGAGACATTTGAACAGGCTAGCATCAAGCACTGTCCTAAACATGAAGCTATGGGCCGGGTTGCTAAGCATCTGCGTCAGAAGAAGAGGTGTACCGTCATTGAAGGTGATGGTTCAGCTTGGGACGCATGCTGCAACTTTAAGATTCGAGGTATGACCGAGAATAGAGTTATACAGCACATTATTGAGATTCTGGGTGAAGATCCCGAAGTACCTCGAACATGGATGGAGGCAGTGTTGGCGGATATGCAGAAACCTGTCATTAAGGGGAAAGCCAAAGTTGAAGGTAGGAAACTGGTTTCCCCTATTCGAGTGATGATCGATTCCATCCGTCAGTCTGGACATCGTGGTACCAGCTGTTTCAATTACTTCATCAACCTGGTGTGTTGGATCTGTGTGCTAGCTGAGGATCCTGATGATGTCGTCAGGAGGTTTGTGCATGATCCTAGTGCTCCAGTGTGGTATAAGTCAATTGTTGACGGTTATTGGTACACCCTGAAGTTTGCTTTCGAGGGTGATGATTCCGTTTTGAGTACGACTGAGAATGTTGATGGTGAGGTGATTGAGAAGAGTTGGACATCGATGGGTTTCAGGATGAAGCTGGTTTACGTCTCGGACAAGATGACCTTTACAGGATTTGACTTCTTGTGTGACGAGTGTGGACCAGTTGGAGCGTTTTGTCCTGAGATTCCTCGAAATATCGCGTCTTCGTCGTGGACCTGCTCGAACTTGGTTAAGCAGGACCCGTCTAAGGTAGGAGAGGTTGGTCTGTCAGCTATGTATGCGCGTGCAGAGAATTTTAAGGACTGTGGTCCCCTCTGCAATTATTTTGCCCAATTGGGGCTCGCGCATGCTAGAAACTCTGGTGATACAGGGCTGGGAGAAGACCAGGCTTGTATGCTTGGTGTGCACGAGACGAATTCAGTAGTTCGTGAGTTGAAGCGTTTGGCTGGAGGCACTGATGTTTTGGATCACAAGATGCGCAAACTGGTTAAGGTTGTTGTTCCTGACTGGACAGATTATTATGAGACGCAGTTGCTGAATTGTGCGTTTACTGATCCACTGTGCACAGTCACTGCTAAGAATGTACTTCCTCTGAGTTTGTGGAACCCAGAGAAGTACAAGGAAGCCAGACGCTGAGTTTGCACAATTAGCGGCTTTAATTAAATAGGATTTTGAAGGTAACCTTTTGGTTATTCCGGGACTCCCCCCCTCGTTTGTCCGCGAGGGGATTAGAAGACCGTGGGCACCATCATCGGAATTGGGTGTCA